ACATCAGGCACAAGATATAGTCTTGTGGTATGGCATTTAGGGAGGCCTTTTAGATAATGTTTATAAATAATTATTTTCCAACTGTAATATGGAGCGAGGAAAAACCAGAATTTGTTAAATCGTTAAACAAAGCAAGTAATAAATATATTGTTGATGCTCGTAAGAGAGAAAAAGCATATATAAAAGAACACGGTGACTTTGGAAGATCATATCACTCAACACCGCTTACAGCTGACAATGATTTTTTAGATTTTAGAAATTACATTGGTCAAAAATCCTGGGAGTATCTAGATCATCAGGGTTATGATATGCAACAATACACAACACTATTTAGTGAGATGTGGGTACAAGAGTTTGCTAAAAAAGGTGGTGGTCATCACTCTGCACACATACATTGGAACCAACACGTATCAGGATTTTACTTTTTAAAATGTAGTGATAAAACTTCTTATCCTGTATTTCACGAACCAAAAACTGGCGCAAGATGTACAAAATTAAAAATGAAACCAGACTTAAAAGGTGTATGGCCAGGTCACGAACAATTTCATCTTAAACCTAAACCTGGAACATTAATCATATTTCCAGGTTATCTGGAGCATGAGTATGCGGTAGACTTTGGAATAGAACCGTTTAGATTTATACATTGGAATATACAGGCTGTACCGAAAGAGATGGCCAAAGATGTTTAAGAAGAAAAAGTATACAGTAATCAGAAAAGCTATATCAAAAGACCTGGCAGTTTTTATTGCAAATTATTTTAAGATGCAGAAACAGGTTTATGATACCTGTCGTCAAGCCAGATACTTTTCACCATTTGAGAATATAATAGGTCACTACGAAGGAGCTAATGAACAGATCCCTGGCACTTATTCTCAATATGCAAACATGGCTATGGAGACTTTATTATTAAAATGTCAACCAGGTATGGAAAAAGCAACAGGATTAAAATTATATCCTGCATACACATACGCTAGAATCTATAAAAAAGGTGATGAATTAAAAAGACATAAAGACAGATTCTCTTGTGAGATATCAACCACAATGAATCTTGGTGGTGATGATTGGCCTATATATCTAGAACCATCTGGAGAAGTTGGTAAGAAAGGTGTTAGAGTAGATTTAAAACCAGGAGATATGCTGGTTTATTCTGGCTGCGAGCTAGAGCATTGGAGAGAAAAATTTAAAGGCAAAGAATGCGTACAGGTTTTTCTGCATTATAACAATCGTAAGACACCAGGAGCAAAAGAAAATATGTTCGACAAGCGTCCACATTTAGGTCTTCCTTCCTGGTTCAAACGATGATATAATCCTTAGATGGGGGCAGTACACCACCACATACCTACTGTCCCCTTTTAAGGAATTTTATGAGTTTAGGATTTGACGCAATATCAGCATTACCGTTTGCTACATCGGGACCAGAAGGTGATGTAGCTGTAGTCGTAACAGGCAATAGTTTATCTATCACGATCGGTAGTGTAGGAATTATTGCAGATGCGGTCACAGAAAATCTAACAGCAAATCAGGTAACGTTAGGCACAGGCACATTAACAATCACTGCTGACGCTAATCATACGGTCACAGGAAATGCCGTATCTTTAGGTTTAGGTGCATTTACTATCAATATAGATACCAATGTGACACCTTCTGGAAACTCGTTGACCTTGGCTACAGGTAATGTTACAATAAGTGCTGACGCAAATATAAGTCCTACAGGTAATGCTTTATCATTAGATACAGTAGAACCAGGAGTTATTACGTGGAATGATATAATACCAGGAGCAACAATGGTTTGGACACCAATAAAACCGTACTAATATGGCATCAACATTTTCATCAGATTTATCATTAGAACTCGTAGCAACAGGTGAGAAAGCCGGTTTATGGGGCACAATTACAAATACTAATCTACAATTATTGCAGACAGCAACATCAGGTTATGTGGAGGTTACTTTAAGTTCTGGTAATGTAACCTTAGATCTATCAGACGGATCGGCGACCGCGAATGGTAAGAATCTTTATATTAAACTCACTGGTACTTTATCAGGAGACGCAACCCTAACAATGCCCGCAAGCACATCAGGTGGTAATGCTAATAGGGTATTTTTTGTAGAGGATGGAACTACCAGAGGTGGTGCTGGAGACAGTCATACCATAAAATTATTAACAGCAGGTCAGAGTGCATCTACACAGGTGCCTCTTCCAGAAGGCGCTACAGTTTTGGTTTACTCTAGAGGTAGTGTTCCAGCTACAACTCTAGCCATGATGGAAAAAGGATTTACAGAGGTAACCGCAGCTAGTAAAACAACATACACAGCAGTTGCCGGAGATCAGATCGGTGTAGACACGGTCGCAAATATTGTGACAATCACATTACCCGCATCTCCTGCACAGGGTGATGAGGTGACAATAATGGATGTATCCGCATCAAATGGTTTTGGAACTAACAAATGTGTGGTCGCAAGAAACGGATCTAATATTCAAGGTGGCACATCTGATCTAGACCTAACCACAAACAATCAATGTGTTACATTAATTTTCACAACTGCTACAAAAGGCTGGCAAATAAAAACCAATAGCACATCATAGGAGTAA